TGATTAATGAATAAAGTGTCACTATTATTCTCAAAAACATGAACGCAATCTTTCGGTAATTCGCGAACAGTAACTAAAGAATGTGTAGCAAATAATGCCTTTGAACCAAAACTGCTTAATATTTCCTTTAACATTTCAATAAACGCGATTTCTAGCGTCGGATGCAAGAATAATTCCGGCTCATCAATAAGGATGAGACTATTGCGACGTATTGCACCCAAAATATTAGTCACCATATATGAGAACAAACGTTGCCCGGAACTTAATTTAATTGGTTCTCCATCTTTAATGAATGTAATACCAGCATTAACATCCAAATATTTTCTTAATTCATCTGTATTAGGCTCATTGAATCTATGAGATGTTATTGGTATATAAGCCTCAGGAACACCGTACAGCTTTGCTTCATTATTTATTAAGATTGAAGAAGCATCACTTCCCCATAATTTTTCTTGAAATAATACATCCTTATTACCATAATGATTCACACCGACGGCAATGTAATCAAAATCAATAGCCTTGTTAAGAACCGAGTACAAAGAGTCTATCTTTTTTGCCCATGTTTTTATCTCACCATATCGACGATCATCATCGAGACAGTTGAGCAGCGAACGCGCCGCATTAATTTTTGGCCATTTTCTTGAAAGTACGATCTTTTTTGGAGTATCAGAGTGTGGGTTTATCGTATGTTCATAAGTGCGTAATCCAAAATATCGATAACTATTTTCATCTTTTTTCTTGAACCCAGCAGTTTGATCAAAATCAGAGCTATCAAGAGGGAAAAGCTCAAATGGACTGTAGGAAACCACCACTAACTGATTAATATTAGGTTTTTCTGCAAACCCAGTTTCTAAAGTAGTTTGTTCACTTTCGTTGAACCAAGCCTCTACTAACTGAATTAGGGCTTGAGATTTACCGACACCATTAGGACCGATTAAAATATTTATATCATGCGGCAATGGTGTTTCAGAATTAAAATTAAGTTTAAGTTGCTGAGAATCACCAGAAACTGTTTTGAAACGAAAATTAATATTATCTATGACTATAGTTTTTTTTCCAAGAACACGCCATCCATCCAGAAAAGCTTTGACGGCCCCCCTTTCACGAAGGAGAGACACCTTGAAAGCACTTGAATTAATCATTCTCATGCTAACTTCGTCCTCAATTATATGTGACATATAACTTGCATCGCGGAGAGACTTTGCAACCTCGAGAGCTTGTGTGGTACCGAGATGCCCATCAATAAGCTCATAAAAAGTGATGTTCTCAGGATTAGAAATATACTCCCCCCCCTCTATAGGGAACTTACCATCCCAACCGCTTTGCAATAGGCTCTCAAGATATAGGTGGGAAGTCATTTCATCCTGAAATAAAATTTTGATTGGTGGTAGTTGTACATCAACACCATTCATTCGACAATATACAGGAAAAGATGTCTTATGATCATAATCATCCCATGCATCATATAAGAGAAAGATAAAGTTGTCCTTTGGGGTTTTTAGAAACTCATTCATTTTGGCATTATCTTTTCCAACATAAATTACTTCCATAACATCTTTCTCCAATCCATCAACCAGTTAAAATCACGTTAAATTTTTAACATTTCACCTTACTATAGTCGAACCATAATTTTCTTATTGATTCAATATTCAGTATTCCCGATAAATTTAAAATGTGCGTTTAACGTAAAGTATCCCCCCTTCTGTGAGCTCCTTCCGTAACCGCATCGAAACTTCTTGCTGAACCACAGATGCTATCAGTTTACCGATGCTTTCAGCACTCTTTTGGTTTGAATTATTTGCCACTGCACCACCCTCCTGAGTGACAGTTACAGGCGCATCCACATTGACCGTCAGTCCACCACCGGAAAGCCCATACATTGGTGCACGCCCAACCACACCGCCCTCGGCATAGCCCTGCGCGTTGTGCATCATGGCATAGAGGTTTTCGACACCAATAGCACTGGTGGCCTCTTTGGTAAACACGAACTCGCCACCGTGAACAATACCTTTAGGCTCATACTTACCACCTGCGCCGGTATAGCCCCCCACGTCAAACTCAGGGATGTAGCCGCCGACATATGCCTGCTTGATACCTAAAATATTGCCAAACGCTGTACCTCCAAATGCTGCTTTAGCAGCATTCAGCAAAGCTAATTGCGTTAGCATCTGTGTAATACCTTTTAGGAATGTAGTCAGGTAGTCCTTAAAATTAGCTTTTCCCGTTGTGAAGAAATCAGCCAGGCTGCTGGACATTGCACTGAAAGCCCCCTGGCTGACGCTCGCCACATTGCCGTAAACATTGGTGGCTGAATCCTCATACTCTGCCCACCCCTTTTTAGCCCCTGCAAGCCAGTCACCACGAAGCGCATCCTCTTTGGCATATCGTTCCTCCAGCTTGTCGAGGGATTCTGATTTGTCAGTGTCAGAGGCTTTCATCAGCTTAAGCTGTTCACGTTCCCTCTCTCGCTGCGCCTGCCTGTTACTCATGCCAGCGGTGCTATCCATTGCTGCAATGAGGGCGCTTTGCTGCTGGATAAATTTCAGCGAAGTTTCATGGCCTTTTGCTATTTCCTGAATATCTTTTATCCGCTTAGCCTCTGCGGATTCAGCTTCAAGCGCAGCGCGGATCTCTGCGCTCCGGGCAACCAGACTTTTTTGGTCAGATGTTAAAATCCGCTTTTGCTTCAGGTCAGCGATCTGCTGATTAAACTCAAGAAGGCGCTTTTCTTCAGATGTCAGGTTTTTGGTTGTTTCATTCTGCTCTTTCAGTACAGCCAGGCGTTTCGATGACTCCTGAAGCATCCTTGTAGCAGAATCATCGGTGTAGGCTTTTTCTTTCTTTTGGCCCTTTTGCTGGCTGTTGGCGTAACTTTCATTCTCACGACGAATTGCTTCATCCTTTGAGGCCTGGGAAGCATAGGAATTGCGAATTTCAGCCAGGCGTCTCTGATGCTGCTCTTCCTTATTTTCGTATTGTAACTTCCACTTCTGATCGTCGTTGAAACTGCGCTTCCTGCGCTCTTCTTCATCTCTTTCGGCCTTTTCACGCGCAGCAGCAATATCAGCCTGAAATTTTTCCTCCTGTAAAACGTCCAGTGACTTTTCAGCCCCGTAGTTGTTCATCCCCGAAGGGGTGGGTATTTTTCTGCTGGCGCGTTTCTGAAGGTTTTCTATCTGGTCTTCGATGGTTTCCGGACGGCCGATCCCCAGCATCGCATCCCAGGCTTCAGCGGCTTTCTGCTTGATGGCCTGCCAGCCCCATTTCATAAAGCCCAGGTTGTTGGTTATGTCAGTGGTACGGTTTTGAATGGCGTCGGCATACGCATCCATCGCGATTTTTGCCGCGCCGGTAGTATCACCAACCTGTGATAGAGAATTAATTTGTTCAAGCTGGCTGGCGGTCAGAAAGTGAAGCTGCTCATCCAGTTCCTTAGCCGCGCTGAGAGGCTCCTTTTGCAGTCGCGCAAAATGCCCGACCGTCGCATCGACTGACTGGCCCGTAACCTGTTCAAGTTTGACCGCAGAACGGGTAATCATCTCAAGCTGGTTGCTTCCAAAACGTCCTGTGCCGACAACTTTAGACAAGGCTGCCGCTGCATCACCACGCGTGATGCCGTTGCCTGAGATAGCTTTCGCCAGATTGTGAAGTTGTGACGTAGTACGCCCTGCATAACTTCCGGTCAGCGCGAGCTGCTTATTAAACTCGTTGCTTTCTTTCTCGCCTTTGTAATAAGCAATGCTTAAAGCGAGTACCATCCCGGTCAGCCCTGACACAGCTGGAGTGAGCGCCCCGATATTGCCAAGAAATGACGTTCCTGTACCTGCTACACCGCCCAGGTTGCTTCTGACGAGTGAAGCGGCCAGAGTGCGCAGGTTCTTACCTGCTGCTGCCGTCTTCACATTGAAGCGGGCCGTTCCTTCTTCGGCCTTTTTCAGCTTCTGAATATAAATCTCAGCCGCTGACCCTGCCCCCAGCTGTTCAGCCCTGTAGCGCAGCAATTCTTCGCGGGACAGGCGCGTGGTGGCGACCTGGTCTTTCAGCTTTTTGAGAAAAACTTCACGCGCTGCCGCGGCACTTTCTTCCGCGCGTCGGCCTTCGATCTGTTTGGCGGTAATCGCTGAAAGCAACGCCAGATAATCTTCCTGGATAAGATTCCCGGATTTTTGCGCCGCATGAAGGCGGGCACGGATTACCGCGATGTTATCCGTTTCTTTGGCCGCATTTTTGATGCTGTCGATCTGTTTATAAAATGCCGACGCCAGTTCATCCTGGGCGCTGGCATTTTTTTTCGTTGCTGACTCAGAATCGGTCAGCCGTTTACGCAGTTCATCTACCCTGCGGTGCGTTTCATCAACGCTCTGGCTCAGTTCATCGGCGGAGCCAGCCCCGCCCTGCGCCGCTTTGCGAAAGTTATCCAGCTCCTGTGTGCCTTTTTCCAGGCTACTGGTATTCACACGCAGTGAGATCGTGGCGATATCACTCATCAGGCCACCTCTTTTTTGTGCATGGTTTTCAGAGCGGTTCGCTCCATGATACGAATGTCATTTAGCGCGGTTGCCTCGTCATCAATGCCGTGAACGCGCATCAGCCAGGGCAGGACGTTGTAATCAAGCCCTGTCGCGCCTCCAAAGCCGGTGCGCCATTGCGTAGACAGCGACTGGAACAGGCAAAAGGCGGGCCACACATCAGGCAGAACGTGAACGATCACATCGTCATAATCGTCATCAGTCAGCCCGAAGGTGGCCATGTCTTCCGCTGCCACTTCAGGCGTATAGAATGCAGAGGCAACCGCTATCAGTTTTTTTCCCGGTGCCCCATCAGTTCGGCGTAATATTGTTCGGTGATCGCACCCGCCGCGCCCAGGTAGTTATCCAGCAACACTGTCAGGTTTTCGCGGGTGTAAGGTTCAGGCAGCGCCCAGCCCTCAATAATTTCAGACAGGAAATCAACTGCTGTTGCCCCTTCACGCTTTTCCATCTCTTTAATCTGATCCGCAGATTTATGACGGAACGTAAACGTCAGAACGCCAGCATCTTCCCCGGCACGCGGGATCTCAACGTTCGCTTTAAAGGTCGGTTTCGGTTGCAGTTCAAATTTTGTAGCCATG